GCTACCATGTAGGCAACATCAACGCTAAATCCGAAATACTCCTTAACGGCACACGTCAAATCGGCGGTTGCGTCGCCCATAATCGCCGATTGGTCGCCCACGGCGGTATAATAATGCGAACCAACGGGCAAATCAATGTACGGCAATCGTACAATGTCCCATTCGTGGAAATTCGCACGGGTACGGCGGTACGCTTCACGGTCAACACGGGTTAAGATACCAACGTTTCCATCAGCAACGGCAAACATGGTTCCCATTTTGCCCGCTTCGTCGGTTACGTTGTTCGTGTAGTGTAAAACCTTGTTGTCGTACTCCATGCGCTTGTTTACGTCGTTGTAAACGCCATGTTGCGCAAGTTTACGGATAAGGCTATCAACCCCGGCGTTGGCGATAAGGTGGATATATTCCGGGTAACAGTTAGCCCGCATAATCGGGTTAATATCGCCCAAAATCTCGGTCGCCATTCGGGTTGGAACCTGTATCGCGTTGCCCACCTCCGTGTAGTTAAGCAACGTTTTGAACTCCTGTGTTTTGTTTGCCTCCAATGCGGCAACGGCTCCTTTATCCAAAGCATCCGCCAACGCACGGGTTGTTTTCTCCATTTTACGCATAAAATCGTGTTGGTACGAAATCTCATTGTTTGAGTATGCCGCCGGAACCATTGTAAACCCGATTGCATAGGTAGCCCAAACAAGCGTTACCAATGCGGACGTATTTTCATTATCAGCAATAACGCACGAACGCACGTTGCTAACCTGTACGTTTTCGTCATAATCGATAACGGGAACCTGTACCGTGTTACCGATACTTACTAATGCTCTATCTCTCAAATTAGGGCTAATAATTGAGTTGGGGGCGTTGGTTTGCTCAATAAAGAAATCCAATGCGCCGTACTCACACGGGCGGAACATATTACGGTCTAACTCCGGGTTCTCTATCCGCCAATTCTGTACTCTTGTTGCAATTAAACTCATTGTTTAAAAAATTAAATTGTTTATAAATGCGGGTTTACCCTTTACCCGTGTTGTCTTTTACTTTTCCGGTAATGCGGCAATATTGCTGTCCTGCCATGCCTGTTTCATTCCGGCGTCAAATTCAGCCGTTCCAATCTGCAAACCTTGTTGTTGCAAAGTGCTTGCGATTGCGTCGTATGCCTCAACCCTCGTTTTTGCGCCGGATATATCAACGGTAACATTACCGCCCGCACCGCCGCCCGCCGGGGGAGTGGTTCCGCCGCCCGCCGCTTGGCGTCCTTTATCCAAAATACCCATTGTTTCCAATTCACGGGTCAAAAGGTCGCCGGGGGTGTATGGGTTCAACTGATTGTTCGGGTTGCGCATGATTGCGCCGTTTTCGTCCTTAAACGCTAACATTTTGCCGCCTTTGCCGTCGTCGATAAACTCCGGGTTCATACCCTTAATTTTTTCGATTGCTTGACCCAACAAAACCTTTGTTGCGCTTTCCGGCAATCCTGCCTTAAACTTCAACCCGGCGGTTGCTGTCTGCAATGCCGTTTCAACACGAATGTCAAACACTTCCTTTGTGTGGGTTTGTTCGGCTTCATCGTATTTGCTTTTTAGGTCGTTGTATTGGGTCGTAACGCTTTGCAAATCTGCCTTTGCTTGCTTCAATGCCTTTGCGGTTTCCGCATCCGTCGCACCGTCGGCAATGGCTTTTTCCAAACGTGCCTTTTCTTTGGTTAGGCTGTCAATCTGTGATTGCAGACCGTTTGCGCCCTCAACTTTGGTTTTGAACTCGGTTAATACTCGTTTGGCGTAATCAAACGTTCTTTCGGTTCCGTTCTTTGCGATACCGGACACCGCCAAAATATCGGCATCCAATCCGCCGTAAATTTCGCCCGTCTTTTTGGCGATAACGCTATTTTCGTCGTTGGCGGACAATGTTGTAATTGCCGCAATTTGTTCGTCGGTTAATCCGGCTAATGCCGCATTTGCAACTAAAATTTCTCTCGTTAACATAATTCTTTCCCTTTGAATTAATTAAGTGCGATTGCTGCTACTACTTTGCTGTTTGCGTTAATAATATGAATTGTGTATTTTGGCGAATTCCCGGTTGTGTCAACCAACCAACTAACAACACGTGCATGGCTGATTTTCTTTTCAGCCTCTTTTGTTACCAAAATGACGTCGGTAATTGTTCCGCCCTCAATACATTCAATCAACTTTTTCTTTGTGGCGCCATCCAATGCGGCGGCGGTTGTTGTTACTTCAATAACCAAATTGTCCTGCTGTGCAATCTGTGCCATAATCGTATTTTTAATGGTTTAATATTCTGTTACTTTTTCGCTCCGGGTTTGTCCTCGGCTTCTGCCTTTGCCTTTGCATCGGCTTTGGTTTCTTTGGCGGGTTCCGCCGGGATAACTCCCGCCGCTTTCAATTCTGCCAAAATCTCGGCTTTCAACGCTGCCTTTTCCTCGGCACGGGCTTTGGCGTCCGCCTCGGCTTTCGCTTTGGCATCGGCTTTGGCTTTTTCCTCGGCGGCTTTGGCTTTTTCTGCCTTTGCCTTTTCGTCCGCCTCGGCTTTCGCTTTCATGTACTCGTTGGGGTCGTGCAATACGGTAATCGTGTAACCCTGCTTTTTCAGATTGTCGGCAATGCTATTTTCATAACCCTTTTTGCCGAACTTCTGAATACGGGGAATTGATAACCGTTTGCCCGTTTCGCTGTCGAATTTCTTAATTTCGATAACGCAATGATACAAATGTTTCTCATTGTCCGGGACAATGTAGTTTTCGGGCGTAACGTCGATAATCGCAACGTCTTTAGTTTTGCCCTCGCTTACTTTCACTCGCATAATCGTTAAATTTACTTGTTATAAAATTTATCTTAGAGTTGAACGGCATATTATACCCAAACTCTAACACGTTCAAATATTCACGTTCAAATCTGCGTACAAAGTTAGCAAAATTCAACTTTATACGCATATCGTTTTCGCTGATAATCTGTTTGTCGTACAAATCCAATACCTCGTTACGGGTCAAATGTCGGTACGGTTCCAATTCCGCCAACGTCAACATACGTTGCAATTGGGTTGGATTGTTCCGGTATTCCGTTTCGATAATTTGGTTTTGTAGTGCGTCTAATTCCGCCTCGCTTGCGCCGCTTTCCTTTGCTACCTTGTAACGTTCCCGTAACTCCGTTGCGTTGGATAAATAAAACTCCGTGCCGTAATTGACTTTTGCAGAAACGAACAAACCGCCATACCTCAAACGGCAAACGGTTTCATCGACGAATTGTTGCGCCGCCTCAAATCCCTTTTTTACCCGGTTTAATACCGTGCTTTGGCTCTCAAAATTCGCCTGTATTTGTTGCTCGTTCAATGCGTCCCGTGTGGTTATTTCCTCGTTGGTTCCAACAACCGACGTAATAATGTCATTCTTTAGGCGGTTTTCTTCCTCAACGTTATAATCCAAACTCCCACGGTCAACGGTTAGCATTTGCACCGGGTTACGCAAATCGGGTTGTTTATCCCCGTCCGGTATTGGTATTTCAACGAACGAACCGACGCCGTTAATACGACTATCCCCGCATTTGGGGCAACGCATCAAAAGCCCGGCGGCGTCCAATCTGTAAAACCCTTGTTTGTCTTTCAAAAACCCACCGTCGCAATAATCGCCATTTTCGCCGTTACTGAAATCGCATGATTGTTCGTAACCGGAATATATCGGATATGCTCCGTATAAATCTAAATGTCGTTTACTGATATGATAAAACAAAAACCAATCCAACGCCTCCAATTGCTTGGTTAGCGGGGATTGCTTAACGTCGGGTTCCGATAAACTCAACGGTTCATTCCAAAAGAAACGGGCGGGACAATAACCGACGTCGTGCGGGTTATCAATCAGCAATTCGCCGATATTGTGGTTTTTGTCCTCTCTGAATACCCTATAACGTTCGTCGTCAATTACTGCGATACGTTCCCCGTCTTGCCTAAATATGATATAATCCATTACCCCCGTCGTCGGGTTGGCTCTGTAATCAATCACGGATGCAATAGGCAACCAATAGAAATACGGTTGCGGGTATTTGTCGGCGGGGTTTTGTTCGCTCGGCATATCGACAATTAGAACGCTATTTATTTCGGTTTGGAAAAGCTCCCATCCTTTTGTACTCCAAATTTCCGGTTCGTGTAATACGTCTTGGCGGTAATATTCCCAATCGTCCCGTTGTTCCGGGTTTTGGAATTGATAATTGAACGCCGGGTTACGACCGTCAAAAATCCGGCTTAACTTATCAAAACAAACGCCCGTTACCTCGTTTGTTTTAACGGGGTAACGGAACAATGTTTTGAACATCTTAAATTTGTCATGCGGCAATAGGTTAGAAACAAATGCCATAAAATCCGTTATCGGTTGGCAAATGTCAAACGACGTTATACGGGTGCGGGCGTGAAAATTAATGCGCTGTTGGTGATAAATAGCCTTATTTATCGTTTTGCGCTTTTTCGGCTCCGTTATCCGCTTTTTTATTTCGTTTATATCCAATCCCATTGTCTTTGTCAAATTTAAAGTCTGAATTATCCGGCAATCTCCAACCGCCATTATTAGGCATTCGCAAAAGACGTTCGGCGTGCGTAATCTCGAATTGTTCGGTTACGTTCAATGTATCATTGATTAACGCAACCTTTTGTACTTTCGCCGCCATATCGTCAACCTCCAACGCCAACTTTTAAATCCGTCAACGGATTAAAATCCGGGGCAATGATTGCAAGGTTGTCGGAATAGTTAGGCAAAAACGCCCATTGTATTGCGTTGCTGTCCGGGGCTTCTAATCCGCCATGCGTTTTGTCGCCAATGAACAACGAACGAATAGGAATAGGATAATACGTTGTTGCGGTTGTTTCATCCTGTATTGCCTCAATACTTCCGTTTTCGTCAAACAGATAAACGCCCAAATTGTCCGCCCAACTTTCGCATTGCAATTCTTTCATTGCCTTAATTACTGATTGGGGGATTTTACGCATTACCCCGGTAAACGGGTTCGGTTCACGCCCTATAATTTCCTCAACGCCTCCCAATGTTTCGTTACCGCCGCCAAAGGTTCGGGCGGCTCCGGCTTCGTTGGTCGGGGCTTGGATATACGGGGAAACAACGATTTTGGTACTATCCGCCGCCGTCAACAACAGCGTCCATGATGCAAGCAAAGTAATTGCCTTTCCCGTGGTAAAACTGTTTTTGCTTCCATCGTCTTTGGTTAGACGTTGAAACGCTACCTTTTGGATTTGCCCGAAACTTTCGGCGCATTTTACGGCGGGAATATCGGGCAATGAAGCCGCCACCGAACACTTACAAGTAATCATACTCTTTAAATTTTAACGTTAAAAATTACATTTGTTACCTCGTTGGGCTGTCCCTTTGCCCTCTGTATTACTTCTACGTTGCAAAGTTATAAACTTTTTCCGTTATAAACTTGCATATCTCAATTAAATTGTTAGTTACGACGTTTAACGCCCCGGTTTGCGTGTGCGTATGGTTGTATATTACCGTCGGCAATCTCTTTTTCGTAAATCCCGGTTAATCCGTCCTCCGGGTCGTCGTGCGTGTTCGCATCGAAATTGCGCAAAAAGGTTGTAACATGGTCGTAAATCGCTTTGTACCGGGTTTCCCAACCGAACGGCATAATAATACTTTGATTTACCATTGCGGACGCCGTAATTATCCGGCTTTCCTTATTGCCGCCTTGATAAAACGGGTCTGTCATTGCCCGCATTTTCTTTTTAATAACCTTTTCGTAACCCGCACCGCCGTTGTTACTCTCAACCCATACTTTTTGCGTGCCGTTCCTGTTAATCATTGCCGGAACGGTTACGGTTGTAACGTCCGTATTTTCGTCCGTCATTTCCATATCCGTAATTAAAGCAAATAACAACGGTTCCATACGCTTTGTTTTCTCGTTGAAAATCATGTTGTCCGATTTATAAACGTCATACGTGGCGGCAAACAAAAGGTCGTCCCCCTCATCGGCAACATCTATGTATGCGCCGGAACGTATGTACGTGCCGTAATCGGATTTTTCAACCCATGTTTTGAACGGTTGATATAATCGACCCTCGGCGGAACCGGGGTTGCCTTGATAGAGGCATTGAAATTGTACCGGGTCTAATGCTTTTTGCGCTTCCAACTTTTGCTTACTGTGTCGGCTTTCCCATAATGCCGCCCCCGGTTCCCGGGGGTCTATCTCGGTCGGTTCCCCGGTTTTCAATCCCTCAAAATTTATGCGCACCCACGCCCCCGGCGTTACGTTCTCTAAATCCGCCCAACACTTAACATCAATAATCGTTTCGCCGCTCTTTTCAATGCGCCCTATCAAATCGTCGTCGTGCCAACGGGTAAATACAATCAATTCTTGACTATCGTTGTGTAAACGGGTGCGTACAACGGTCGTGTACCATTTCCACGCCGCCGCCCGTACTATCGGGCTGTTACCCTCGGCGTAATCCTTATACACGTCGTCCAATATCGAAACGTCCACGGTTTTAGACGTCAGCGAACCGCCACGACCGACGACACGCAACGACCCCTTACGCCCTACCATTTCGATAACATCGGAATTGCGCAAATAGGTATTAGCCATTGTTACGACGTTTGACCCATTTAAGTACGTGCCGGGGAATAATTCACGATACCGGGGCGTGTCGATTATTCGTTGAACGTCCCGGTTAAAATCCCGTGCGATTGTCGCCGCATACGAACCGATACATATTTTGCGGTCGGGGTCTAACCCCAACATAAATGCGGGTAATTTACGGCTCGACCCCTCCGATTTGCCATGTTGGGGCGGTTGTTGTACAATCATCTTTCGTATTTTGCCGTGTGCAAACATATCCAAAAGCGTATAATAAACCACGTGGAAAGGCTCTAATACTAAATCCGGTTGCATATACCGGGCAAAGTTGATAAGGCGTTTACGGGCGGCGGCTTTAACAAGCAAATCCGGTTGTTGCCGGATTGCGTCGTACATCTGCAATAATTGTTCGTTGTTCATTGCTTTGCTCCTTTCTCCCATTTAGAACACGCCCGGCGACCTCGGACAATGTAAAATTCGTAATGCGGGCAACGTAAACAAATCGGGTTCCCGTTTAAATCCCGGTGTCTATGGTCGTCCGTTATCCATTCGGAAAAACGGCACGTATCGCAAATCTCGGTTTGCCATTCCGGTTGCTTGGTTCCCGGACGGGGTGCGGTTATTCTCTTTGCCATTATTGCGCCCCTCCTTTCTCCAACAATGCCTTTTGATATTCGGCGGACTGCAATTTATCAGCCAAAGCAAACAACATATCGTCCGGGATTGCCTTAACATCGTACTTTGGTTTATCGTCGTCGGTCGTGGCGTTATATCCGGGTATCTCAATTTTAACGGGTGCATCAAACCCTAACATCTTTGCCCTGCGTTGCTGAATGTTCAAAAGCAAATCCAAAAACCGGGGGTTCCCGGCGGACGTTTCGGTTGCGGTTTCATTGTACCCGTAATATTCCGGGTCGCCGTCCTCGGCATCGGTTTTGATTGGTTGCCCTTTGTTGGTTTTCTCTTTGGTGCGCATCTTTCCGGTTTTCGACGCCTCCCACGCCTCCCATGCTTGTTGCTCCATCTTATCCAATTTGCGCAATTCTTGTGTAACGTATTCGTCGATATTATCCAACCGTTCCCGTTTCCACTCAATAAAGCATTGTTGCAAATCGTAATAAACCATTTGAAAGGTTATTGTATAACCCATTCCACGCGCGGACAAATCCCGGTTCAATGCGTCCGCAATTTCCCGGTACGAATACCCACGCAAAAACAAATCGGAACAAAACCGAATGTCGTAAATTCGTTGTTCCTCGGAACGTTTATTATAGCCTAATGGCTTCTTTCTCTTTTTCATTGTCAAACCTCCTTTGCTGTCAAATCGTACTCCCATACATAGCCGCCCGCCGTTTTATATACTCCTTTACAACATCGGGTAATCGTTATATTTTTTATTCCCGTTTTTCTTTCCGCTTCCCTTATGGATTTATACCGGGCAATTTCGTTTCCTGCTTTTGAACGTTGTATTACAGCTTTAGCAATTTTATTATGTTTGCCGTTATATGTATTATTATACTGATTATCGCACCACTCCAAATTATTGGCATTATTATTAAACTTGTTTTCGTCCTTATGATTTATTTGTTTCCGGTTATTTAGATTTTGAATAAATGCCATTGCAACCAATCTATGAACCAACAACGCATTTGGTTTACCGGACTTCGATAACCTTACTTGCAAATAACCCTTGCCGCTTATAGTTGGTTTTAGCAACTTGGTTTTTCCTGTCCTCCCATAATTGAGGCTTTTTACATTACCATAATTGGATATTTGGTAATTCTCAAAACCGGGTATATCTTTCCAAACTTCCATATATCTTTTTTGCAAAGGTAACAAATGTTTTTCGATTGCAAGTTATTTGCGTGGAATTTCCATTTTAAGAGGCTTTTGTTATTAACTCAATACTTTTATTGTCTTAATGGTTATCTTTCAACCACGGGGTAAATTTACGGGTTTTCCGGGGCATTACCAAACGTTTGTTATCTCATGTATATAAACGGCAAAACCCCGGCGATTGTTTCCGGGGCTTATTGCCTATTGTCCTATACCATTTTCGTATTTCCCATTTGAGCAACGAAAATAATGTTGCGTTCCACGGGGGTTGGTGTATTCCATTCCCCCTTTCATTTCCTTTATTGCCAAACATACCGGGGCGGGCTTTCCATTTACCGGAAATTCCGGGTTAAAATATCGACACGTTCCGCATATCTTTTCGGGGCGTCGATTATCCGGGGCGCATTCGGTCGGCATATTGGGAATTTCCGACGAACATTTATTTTTCATTGCGTCGCCCTCCTTTCCGTTTATTCTTTGCCCGGCATTTGTTCCGGGGGGTTCTTTTTCAAATCGACCCGTTGGATTTGTATTTCGGAACTGGGGAACATATCAGCAAAGAACGCCGCCATTGCTTCCACTTCTTTTGGGATGTTGTGCGCCTCCGGTTTCTTGTACTCCCTTTTACGTTCCGGTTGGTTTTCCATTTGGACGGCGGGGCAAACGTCGATAAGCGGGCAACCCTTACAAGTGTTCACGGGCTTTGCTTTCTTTTCGCTTTCGCAAATCGCTTTATATTTCCGGTCGTAATCCGCCGTTCTAAATCCGTGGTAATCGTCCCGGTGTGCGCTTGCACGTGTAAACATTTCCATTGCTTCAACCGCAATGCGGGCTAAAATAAAATCCGGGGTATCATTAAACGCCTTTTCCATTGAATTACGGTTTACTACCTCGGCAATCTCGTTAATAAATTGTTCTCTGTTAATCATCGCTCTATTATTTTTTGGGTTTATATTCTTGGCAACGTAAATTCCCGCACCTTTGTTCAGATTTGAACGCCTCACAATAACCGTTCCCGTTTACGTCCTCATACATGAAATTGGAACAATCGCCGCAACCTTTGTTCGGTTCGTGCGGGTGTGTCCGTTTATAATTTGGGTCGGTTTGGCGTCCTTTTACTTTGTCGTATGCCATTTCCAACAAATCCCGTTGCGGTATGCCTAATATTGCAGCGGAATGAAATACAACGGCGTTAAGGTCTGCCAATTCATCAATTACGGCGTTCATGCGTCCGGGGTCGTCGAATGTCGGCATTGCGTGTTTTACCGCCTCTTTGCACTCGTTAAATTCTTCCTCCATTTTCCGGCAACGGGACGCAATATTTGTTCCGAACAACTCATTAAACAGATTGGCAATTTGAGCAACAACCGGACGGGCGTGTTGCTCCGTGTAATTCTCGGCGGGGGTTCCTTTTGGTTCAAATTCCCGTTTAAAATCCTTTTCCGGGCGTGCGGTAAATCGTCCGTTCAATTCCCGGATAATATACCAACTTTCCGGCACGTCAACGAATATGCCGTTGCCATTGGGAAAAGAAAATATTGCTTTGCCGTCCGGTGTGCGGGGCGTTACAACGGTTCCCCCTCCGGTAAACCTCAACACGTCGTCCACATTGTCCCGGCGAAATTGGATTGCGTCAACCTCTAACAAGGTGCGACAATACCGGGTTCCCGCCGTGGCGTCCGGGTCAACTAAACGGGTGCGCATTTCCTCCGGGTATTCCTCCGGGTCGTACTTCATATAAACCGACTGCCTACCATCGGCATAAAAGAACTCAATAAGACGGTCGCCCAATCGTCCCCGGATTGCCTGTTTTAACGCCTCAATCCTTTGTCCCTCGGCTTTATCGTTTCCCTCGCTTCCATTTTGCGCCCAACTCAAACGTATTGAGGTATCGGACGCCGTAACCTCAATTTCTTGTTTTGTTATGTCCTCAATCATTGCGCACATATCGCAATCAAAGGGGCTTAATACTTGTTTGTTCATCGCTCTAAAAATTTATTTGTTATTACTATCCGGGGCGGCTTCAACCTTAACCCCGGCAATTGTTCCGTTATAATTAAATTCCAATGTTTCGACGCCCTTAAATCCCCCGACGATACGCAACAAACGCCAATAAATCGTTTTCCGGTCGCTCCTATGGAATTTATCGCATTGCCTACCAATTCCGGGGCAATCTTCCCTTTTGATTTTGCAGCGAACGCAACGTTGCGTAAATATTGCGGGGTTGTTGTTGGCTAATCGTGCATCCGCCGCCGTCCATATCTCGGCAATCAATACCATACCCCGGTAAACGCAACGTTCGCCGGGGCGGTATTCTCTGTTTGGGTCGAACGGTTCGGGTTGCTTTACTCTCATTCTTTGCCCGCTTCGTTTACATATTCAAACAATGCGTCCAAATCTTCCTTTGCGCCTTTTACGCAAATTCGTACCCTATCGCCGCCCGCCAATGCGGCTTCGACAATCTCGCAATTATACCGGGGGGCGTTTATCTGTATCATTGCCGCCGTGGTATTCGTTACAAACTCGTTTCTTTCTTCCATGCTCTCGGATTTTTGAAGTAAATAAAATGCCTCTGTTGGTTCGTTCTCGCTTTGGCACGCCCCCAACAAAAGCGTTGCCAAAGATAACAATAAAATCTTTGCTTTCATCGTTTTACCTTTCTTTTAATCCATATAAACCGTATGCCAATGCCGACAAACAATATTTTCGCCTCAATGTCAACGTAACGGTCGTAACCGTTGACCGCATCCACGGACACGCCGGGAATAATAAACCAACTCTTATACTTCCAATATTCCCGGACGTAAACAGACACGCCAACCCGTCCGGCATGGAACCCAATTTGCGCCGTATGTACGTCGCCATTGTTGCGGATAATTCCAACTTGTTTTTTACTCATATCTCCAAATATATTTTTTATAATGTTTTAAACGTCCCTTACAGCAACTAATAATATTTCCATGATTAAAACCGCATCTTTGCGCATCATGTATGCAATCCCATTTCTTTATAAAATTACCCTCTAAATCATATTGATAAACGGGTTTTGCATTGTGATTATCTTTTCCGGTTTTCTTAAACCATGTATTTACTTTCTTCATGGTTTCACGTTTATTATTAATTGCTTTTTGATAATTCAAATTTTGCTTTCTCGTACACCAACGTAAATTAGTTGCATCGTTATTGGCTCGGTTGCCGTCGATATGGTCTATTTCCGGCAAATTGTCCGGGTTCGGAATGAAAGCCGCCGCAACTAATCTATGAACGAAATATGTTTTGTTTTTACCATTATCTGATAGTATTACCCGCATATATCCGTTTTTACTAATAGATTGCTTTCGTATCGCACTTTTACCCGTTCCCCGATAATTTACAGACTTTATATTACCTTTGTCTGAAACTTCATAATTAGCGTTTATAAACTTCCAATTTTCCATCTTTTTTTTGCAAAGATAATATTAAACCATAATACAACAAACTAATACGTTTCTTTTATTTTATTGTATGCCTCTTTATCCAATACCATAACTTTAGGATATTCGACAATACAACCTTTTGTATATACGAGATTATAGATACCCAATTGCCCCTTAATTGGAAACTCAACAACCCGGCGGGGGTTCCGCATCATCCAACCGAACCCCTTTGTAATGGATTTGCGTTTTTCGGGCGGTATGCGGGTATTCTCCCAATCTTCCGGGGTAAACTCGGCGACGGGCTTAACGTCGTACAATTCAACCAACCCCAACGTTACCCCGCTTTCATATCCGGCAATTACCGGATTAGCGGACGAACAAACCATTAAATCGCCCCGGTACGGCGTGTTTTTGCTGCGTACCTCAATACATTTTTCTCCGTAAACAATTCCGTTGTCCTCATACGCCGCCGTTACCAACTGCGTTGCATACGGGTTTTTAACGGTTAATGCACGCCAACGGTCGTGCAATTTCGGCTTATAATCTTTGTTATTATACTGCATAATCATTTTTTATTATCGGGTTCGTCCTCGTTTTCGTCGTTTGGTTCCGGGTAATGGATAAATCCAATTTGCCGGACGCTTTGAATTGGTTCGTAAATGATAACGGCAACATCGCCGTCCGTCCTTACGCCAACTAATCGACAATCGGCGGGAACTTCAACCCTTATTTCATTTCTTTCCATTGAACAAATCCCAATTTCCGGGGACACAATAACCGGGCAATGTTTCCCGGTCAATCCCGGACGCTCTTATAAAACTATCTTTCCAATATATCCGGGGTGTTTTGTCCGGGTGCGCCTCCCAATAGTCGAACACGTCGTTGTAAAACGTCAATGTTTCCCGCTTGGTATATCTGCAACCGCTTTGCAATCCAATCTTAAACAAGTCAACAAAGGGGTACGACAAAGCAATTACATAAAACGCCCGGTCAAACATTCCCACGGGGATTGGTTCCACGCTCGCAAAGGTACGGAACCCGTGGCGTTTTGCCCGCACCAATGCGTTTATCCGCATCCGGTTTGGGCTTGCTTTGGGTTCCAATTCGTCGCATCCGGTCAACGTGGAACCAATGGCAATACGGGATTTGTCCCAACCCTCGGACGCCTCGGCAAAGTCGATTAAAATATTGATACCCTCGGCGCATTTACTCAATACCTTTACCGGGACGCCGTGGCGTTGACAAACGCCGATTGCTTGGCGGGTCAACCTGTGCGTTTCCGGCAATAACGGGTCGGTCGTGAACGAAAAGAATAACCCCGTTTTTTGCAATTCGCCCTTATGCTTCAACAACTCATTTGTAAATATATCCAATGCGTATGGATATTCCCGTAATGCCTTTTTCAATTCCGGGGTATTGCCGCCCAACACTTTTGCGCCCCGCCCTTTGCGCAAATAACAATACGTGCATCCATTGGTACAACCAACGTAAAAATTGGCGGCGTTCTCGGCATATTCCCCGGCTTTTCCTTTTGGGCTGTAAATAACCCGTCCGTTTATCGCTCCCATAACTCAAACAGATTAAAACGGTAAATCGTCCGACGGTTCCGGGGCGGGTGCGGGCGGTGCGGTTTGCGGGGCTTGCGTTCCGGCTCCGGTTGTTTTCGGGGTCAACATTTCCATATCGGTTGCGACAATCTCGGTAATGTATCGTTTCACGCCTTGCGCATCGTCATAACTCCGGGTTCTTAATTCTCCCTCAATATAAAGTTTATCGCCCTTTTTAACGTACTGATTGGCAACTTTCGCTAAACCGTTTTGCAATACTATGTTATGCCATTCGGTACGCTCCGGGATTTGTCGCCCGTCCTTTGTGGTAAAACCTCGTTTCGTTGTCGCCAAAGTGATTGTTGCAACGCAACCGCCGTTGTCGAACTCTTTAAAATCCGGGGCTTTGCCCGTATTTCCCAATAATGTAACCTTGTTTACACTCATAATTATTTGAATTTAATACCATCCAACAAATACAATTTCTTATTATCAGACCAACCCGCCGCCATGTTTAAGGCTTTCCGGTCGTCGTCGTATACAAACTCGCAATACCATGAATTGCCGCCAACGTTCGCTTTTTCTTTCAGTCGTACCAATTTACCAACAATATAACGGGCAAATTTGGCGTACCCGCTAACCTCGGATATATGAATAATGCGACGTTCGGCGTTTATTTTTGGCAATTCTTCGATTTGGGGGCGTTTTTCCTCGGCGGGGTATCTTTGTACCCTCTGAAAGTCTTTTTTGATTGACGACCGGGAAATTGCCCCAAAATCGGGGGTTCTCTTTTTTGTTCTCATTAACTTAACCTTAATTGTTGATATTCGGATTTAAGTAACTCAATCAACCGCATATTTGCCGGGTAAATTCTCATTCGTTCCCGGTCGCCATTCTCCCAACGGTTATGGCTTTCAAAACAAAGGATATTGATATTGCGGGGGTCGTGCGCTATTTCCGGGTGCGCCCCACGGGTCAAAATGTGGGAACAATAGACGGCGGAATAATTCGCCAATGGCTTTAATGTTTCCTCGCATCGGTGCGGCTTATGCTCCCAAACCCAACGGAAAAACCGTTCATTTGCCGCCATGATATTTGCACCACGCCCGAAAACACAATGTCCGAACAATTCCCGTTGTATCTCAACCCTCAAATGAATATCCATGCGGAAATTACGCAAATCCAAAAGGGGATTATACCCCCTTTGGATGCAATAATTGTATTCATCCCGGTCTGTTAGCAAATACGGTTCCATTGCCTTACATATCCCCGGTTTCGTCGTTTTCCTCGTTTTCGTCCGCCGGGTCGTCAACGTTCGGGAACAATCCGTTGTCCTCTATCTTTTCGGCATTCAATCCGGGTGCGGGTTCGTCATCAGCCCCGAACAACTCCAATTGCGCCTTTTTACCCTTGAAAAGAAAGGCGTAAACCTCGGTTTCAATGTCGGCGGCAATTTCTTCTAATTCTTCCTCAAACCCGAACGTTTCCGTATTGAATTTAAGGCGGGGCGAATTGATTGCGGTTTTCTGATTGTTAGACACGGTAAACAACCCGGTTAAAACAACCCCTACGTTATCGTCTTGACCGGAAAAGGACACGCCCCGAACCTCTATGTTTTTCAACATTTCGTCGGCAAAATCCCGTGATAATTCGCTTTGCTTTTTGGTTGCCTTGAAATCGGACGTTTCAACCATTGAAAGAAAGGACGTAATATTAAAAATCCGTCCCATGATTGGGCGCAAACGGTCGAAACAATCCCGCAAATCCGGGTGTATGTCCTTTGCACTTTCGACGTGGTATTTGTTCGTGTAACTCTCATTACCGATTGTTTCGGTAACTTCATAATGTACGTCTAACCCGCCGTCCTTTAATGTCTTGACTTTCGACAATGCAAACGCCTTTTCGCTTGGTATCAACATAACGTTTGCGGCTTTTTTTTCTTCGCTCATTTTTTAATTATTTGATTGTTACCGGGAATACGCCCGGAACGGTTTTATAACTTAAAATTCTGTTTCGTCCAATAATTCCCGTGTCTTACTATTCGACGGAACCGCCGGGCGTTCCGGTTCCGGGGTTGGTTCCGGGACGGGTTCCCCGGTTCCGATTGGTTCCGTTACCGGGTTGGGGTCGTGGAACTCAATGCCCCCGTTTCCGGGCTTTTCCGGCTCAAATTTCGCTTTGAGTTGTTCCGCCGGGTATTCCTTTTGCTTCAACTCGATAATCCCCAATTCGACCAATTCCGGGACGCATCGGCGTAATGCCTTAACGTCCTGTAATGCGTCGTGCGCCGGGAATGTTTCGCCGGGGAACAACTTTGCAAATAATTCCTCCAATTTGGGGAATTTTCCCGGTTTGCCATTCTGATACAATGCGCCGACAAATTTAATAGTTTTCATCATTGTATCAATTCGCTTTCCCTTGTGCAATGCGTCCTCGGCTTTGGCGTCGTAATACTCTTTGCCGCAATAACGCAAAATGTTCGCTTTCAACATCGACGTATCGAAATAAATGTTGTGCGCACATACAAGCGGTGCGGCGGCGGCATCCGTCAAAAATTCGTCGATAACCTCGGCAAACGGTACACCCTCGGCAATTGCCCGTTCGGTCGTTATTCCGTGTATTGCGGTTGTTTCCGGCGGTATCTCGTAATTGTCCGGCTTAATTATAAAACTGCGTTCTTTGTCGCCGAACGCCCACGCCAATTGTACGACGTGCGGGAATTGGTTAAAATCCGCATCCCATTTCAAACCCTTTGCGGGTACTCCTGTTGTTTCGCAATCGAAAAAACAAATGTCTTTTAATTCAAATTTCATGCTCTCGTTACTTTTTTGCTCGTTAAAATAATCGTTTTTGCCCGTCGTCGTTGGGCGTTTGCTCAACATATTTTGCCCGTGTAATCCAAACGCACCCGCAACGCAAACACTTTATCCGGCTGTAATGCTTTGGCGTGTATTCGTGGCGAATAATCCGCCAACCCGCCAACGGGTAATTCTTACGTTTTCCGTTACACTTGCAAAACATATCATTTATATTTCCATTTAAAACCAAATGCTGTTTTCAAAACGCCATTACAACAATTACTTATAGAACTACGTCTAAAACCTAAACTTCTTTCAACTTCCATTGCTGTAACCCATTCTTTTATAAAGTTACCCGATAAATCAAATTGCAAAACTGCCTTGCCTCCTTTATTTAGTTTTTTACCAATATACGTATTGGGGGCTTTTAAATTATTGCTATTTTGTTTTGCTGTTACCCATCGTAAATTACTGACTTTATTATTAATTTTATTACCATCAATATGGTCTACTTCCGGCATATTATTTGGGTTAGGAATAAATAATAATGCTACAATTCTATGTATTACAACATTTTCTTTTTCCCCATTTTTACATAATGATACAAACAAATAACCACGCCTTAATGATTGTTTCAAAATACGTTCTTTTCGTATTCTTGTTTTATTACCGCATTTTTCTAATCTTTTAATAGACCTAATTTGCCCGTAATTACTAACCTCATACAACCCTTCATATCCGGGTATTTCTTTCCATATTTCATTTTCCATAATCAAATTTCATTTGGGTCTGCAATATACAAATAATATTCTTCACTTGCAAGTTGTTTTAAAAATTCGATATGTTCTATTAATTCAGCATTGCTTAACTCTGCAATTGTACGCAATCTGGTTTCATATTTCCCGGTGTTAATATCCGGGGTTTGCTCATACATAACCGGGGACAACTCACGCAATCGGCGTTCTGTTTGTTCCTCCGTAAGACGTTCGCCCGCCTCCCAAATTGCGTGCTTAAACGTCGGTACAACATAGTTGAAATAATACCCTTTCAAAGCCTCGGACGAACCGGGGGACGCAACAATAAACCGGGCAATAATGCGGGAACCTTTCCAACCCTTGAAAAACTCGTTTAATTCCCCCATGTACATTGCCAACCCACCGTTATTGTTTATTGTCCCCGTTGCTGTTATTTCTCGCTTTTTCATCGGCTATTAATTTTTTCATTGTCTTATTAAACGCTGTCATTCCGATTGTATGGATAACGTCCCGTTCCGCCCGTGATAACTTCGTTTCTCGCTTATCCAATATCTTTGCAAACGTAACGACAAATTCGCCCGGCTCCAACAATCCGGCATTGTGCAACCCGTCGATTGGGTGCGCTTTCAAACGCTCGGTTGCTTTCAATGCTTTGCGGGCTTTTTCCCGACTTTCCCATATTTCCCGAACCTCGGCGGCGGCGTTGTCATAAAACAACCGCATTTTCAGAACGTCGGCAATTGACAAATCAGCCACGGCGGTTGGTTGCTCTTTTTCCGGCTCCGGTTCCGTCGTAACGGGTGCAACCTTACCGTTGTTCACTCCATAACCAAATAACGCAAAATCGCCCTTTGTCGGGTCGTCCGGGAATATCTCGGCGAGACGGTCGGTTATCTCAATGGCTGTTTGCAAATCCGGCGTCCGACGTTTTACAAGCCCCAACCGCAATGCCTGTTTATGTACGTGGGTATCTAATGGAATGATTAAATTACGGGGGTCGCAAATCGTCCACAATCCAAAGTCAACCAGGGAACCGTGGCGACACATCCAACGCAAAAACATACATAAGCGTTTGCAACCGCTTTTCGTTTCCATATCCGGCACGCCCTTAACATCGCCGAAAAGACGTTGTAATTGCTCCAATGGACGCCCGCCCGGTTGCGCTTGCAATGCCTTTTCCATGTTCTCAAACTTACTATATACGTCAAATAAGCGGGCGCAAAGGTCGTGAAAATCGGCGTATGTAAACGTTCTATAAAAATTCTCTTTACTGCCTTTGTATTGCTTCCATTCCGGGGCGGTTCCCTGCGTATCGGTTCCAACAATGTAATGATACGGCGCACCCTTGAAAATTTCCCGGTCGATAAAATCCGCCTTTTGGATTATCTGTTTGCGGGAACCCCACGCAATCCACGCCGTAACAAATGCGCTAATCTCAATATTTACCCGACTATCGTAACGGTGCGGGATTTGCACCGGGTCGGATTGGATAAACTCGGCGGTTTCGTATTGTTCCGCCCAACGTTTCAAATTATCGTTCAATGTATATGCCATTGTTTTATATTTTAAGGGGACGGAAAGCCCGCCCCCGGTTATTATTCGTTTTCCGTGTATTCCTCAACAACTAAATCAGTTTGTCCCCGCTTTACTTCCTCTATAAAGCCCTGAAAACCGTTTGCCCTTGCAATGTCTATAATCGCCTGTAAACGCTTTTCGCCCAAACTTTCGCCCCTTGCAATGCGGAACACCTTAACCGTCGGATTGCTTGCAATAATCAATTTGGCGGCAACCTCCATAATTTGACTATCTGAAACTTTCCCGGCGACGAACGGCACGCCGTTTAATTCTAATCCGTCGTCCGTGAACGAAAGCCCGGCAATAGGTAATTCGGACGTTGCAATAAGGGTTTCCCGTTCCTTTGCCAATGCGCCTAATTTTTCCTCAAACGTGCGGGCGATTTTCTCGGCGGTTTCCTTTTGTTTTTTCTTTGCCATGTAATCTACAACCAACGCATTGATACGGTTGTGTTCCTCGGCTTTTTTCAGTTGTTCCGCCGTATCTAATTGTTCCGGGTTGTTGGCTTCGTATTCCTCTAACCATTTGTCGGCATTCGCTTTGCGCTTTTCAAAATCGGCTTTTTCCGCCTCAATGGTTGCCAATGTTTCCTTTAATTCGGCATCGACGTTTTTACGGGACGTTTTCGCCTCTTTTTTGGCGTCCTCTAACCGTTTTTGCGCCTCGGCGATAATGCGGGCAACCTCTTTTTCTTCATTCGCTAAATTGGTATCAATAACCGCAACGGCTTTATCGTGGTTATCGTTGGCGGTTTTAATTCGTCCGGGGATTGCCGCCAATTGTTCAACCCTTTGTTGCCGGGTTTGGCGAACCGTTTTTGCTTTCTCAATTAACCGGGCGTTCTCGTTTTGTTCTTCCATCAACGCCGTAATATCCTTTTTCTCGGCATACGTTTTGACGTCGCCGGGCTTCAATTGCTTTTCGGCGTTGGCGCAAATGGTTGTGTACGTCTTAACCTCGGCGTTGGCGTCTTTTCTTTTGTCCTTAACGGTCGTAACCTCGGCGTCAATTTCTGCAATACGGGTGCGCACTTTTTCCGGCAACAAAGCCTTTACAACCTCAATTTGTTTGCGGCGTCCCTCGGCGGTTTCGCTCCAACGGGAAAACTCCACGGCGTCAAAATCTTGGTAGCCGAAAATCTTTTGCAGCATTGAAACGTTATCCGAACGCATCCCGGTTGTTTGGGATTTAATGGATAACGTCCCCCGTGGGTTGGCTTTGGTAAACTTTAATTCGACCTCGTAATTTTCGCCGTCGTTACCTACAACCATTTTTGCAAATCCTTTGTCCTCGCCATTTTTCAACACAGCGTCCCGGTTCCCGGTCAACATTGCGCCGATTGCTTTTAAAAGGGTTGATTTGCCTAACTCATTGTCCCCGGTAATGAAATATACATTACCCTCAAAATCTGCGTTGAACTCTTTGATAACTTGAAAATTCAACAATTCCAATTTCTTAATATACATCGCTCTTTAAATTTATTTATTTCCCGGAAATCGCCGGGTCGTTATGTTCCCATTTATAACCGTTGTATGTTTTTCTTTTCCCGTTACATACCTGTAATATTACATACTTTTGCCAAGGAAAAACACACGCATCTAAAATATTATCAAAACATACAATATTACCTAATTTATCAATACGTTTAACGGGATATAATTTTGATACACGTTTAACGTTCTCAAATTTTAGGTTCTCGCCAATAGTACACCAACGTAAATTATTAACATGATTATTTAATTTATTCCCGTCGATATGGTCAACACATGGTTTATTGTCCGGGTTGGGAATGAACGCCAAAGCAACCAATCTATGAACCCGCATAACTTTTAAACCATTGATTTTTAATTTTACAGTCATATAGCCACCGTTCAAATAAGGCTTTATTTCCTTATCATTTTGCGTTATATTGCCATTTTCAGCAACGTAACAATCATATTCTATTAAGTATTTACCTTTTTTCATGCCGCAAATATATGTAAAACAATGGATATACCAAAACTTTTATTTTTTATTTTCGGTTATTTTTTTATTTTCCGCAATAATCGCCCCAAAATAACGCATTTACCCACGCCGTCAAACTCAACTAACATATTGCCGTTGCGCCCTCTTATACATTTACCATCAGAACGACGAACCGCCCGGCACGGCATACGTCGCAATTCCGGGCGGGTCAATCGGTCGCCTAAATAGATATAATCCATTTCGTCCATATCAAAACAATTTCATTTGTGTATCGGTCAATACAGCAACGACCGCATCAACTTTGCGTTCCCAACTTTCCAACGTTGCCAATTTTTCCGGGGTTGGGTTCCGTTGGCAACGTCGTTGGTTGTGCCGCATCTGTTTTACCATTTCCGCCAAATCTTTTGCCGTTATTTTTTCGGGATTTTCGATTTGCGGGGCTTTTGTTTCGTCTGCCATATAAGCAACCATTTGAATAATTAAACGTCCCTACGGGCTTAAAATAAACGGTTGTGCATTTGTTGGGGCAAATTTTCCAAAACCCAACGGGGGTTGTTTTGTAAAATGAACCGTCCAAAGTGCATTATTAACGTTGCGTCCGCATTCCACAACGCCGGGGTAATTTCCGGGTATAATTTCCCGGCAATATCCCGGAACCGTCGTTTGCGGTCTGCCTTTTCCTCCTTTTTCCCTTTTACTTTGATACGCAATTTAAGGTCGTTTTGCCACTTCATAGCATTAACCAAAACAAATGGTATTTCGGCGACGGTTATAATAGCTTTCAAATGCTCAAAGTTTTGCAACATCTTTTGAATGCGGTACAATTTACCCATATTTGCCCCGGCATCCCCAACCGTTACGTCGTCCGGGCGAACGCTCAATTTTTCCAAAAAGACAATCGGCGTGCAAATCTCTTTGTAGTAATTGAGAAAATCCCGTATCTCGTTTATATCTTTCGGCATCTTTATTGCCGTTGCATTGTGGTTGAGTCGCAAAACCACGATACCCCCAGCGGCTCCGGGGTCAATTCCAATAATGCAATCTATTTTCATTTTTCAAATCTCAAATAATGGTAAATATAAATTTCGTCCTTAATCATTTGGTCGAAAGTCCGTTTAATTTCTTTACGCCGGGCAACCTCAAAGGCTGTATAATCAATTTCCGGGCTTTGGGTTCCTTGTTTACGAACGTGGTAAACCGTAAATTCATTAACGAACCCACGGGCGGCACGTGCCAAAAATCGGTTATATGCTTCTTTCCGGTCGTCCTCGGTTTCTTTCACTTCATCCGCTAACCGAACGCCCAACAACCAATTATAAACAAACATTTCGTCGGTTAATCCAAACACTAAACGCCCGGTATATTTATAGCGCAAAAAACACATTAAACAAGTCATAACCGATTGATTGCGATAATACCGGATTTGCTCCGGGCTTAACTCCTTTTTCGGTTCCGGTAACGCTGTATATGCTTTGCCGATAACTTGGTTTTGTTTCCGGCAATATGCGTTTAATACCTTTGCAAAATAATCGGCGTTGAATTGTTGGTAATGTTTCCGTTCGGCGTTGCCGTCCCTATCCTTTGGCAAATAGTCGTCCAATTCCCCGGTAATCAGCAATTCAAACGCTAATTTAACCTCGGACAATGTTAATTGCGAATAATAGCGTTTGAGTAAATCCAACAATCGGGTACAAATATACGTCCAATCGTCCCGGTTTTCCGTGGGAATGATAAACCCCACGTCCATTGCGATAAACCGGAACATTTGCCCCGTTTTGGCAATCAACGTTTCATCGTCAATCTCGGCAATCTGTTTTTTTGTGGACGCCACGAAAATATACTTTTCGACCGGGGTTAATGCTTTGGCAACCTCCGGTAATTCAACCATCGCCCGGCGTACCTCAATTGCTTTTGCCGTTCCACTATAAAGCAAAACGGCGGCGGATTGTCGTTTTTCGGGCAACGTTTGTGGCAATCTGTTTGTCTTTTCGGGTAATGTTTCCATGTTAATAATCATCTTTCAAATACTCAATAGCCCCGGCAACATTTAATCTTTGCGTTGGGGCTTTGTATTCGGGTTTCAAATGCAATTTTTTCTTTTCGACGTCCCCCCGTATGAAATTGCGGACGGTCGCCAACCAACCGTTTTTAGTGCGCTTCATATTCTTTTGGTCGCTCCAATCGCTAATAGAATGAAAGTAATAAACCAAATCGACCTTTTCAAATTCCGGGGTCGCAAACTTACTTTCAAACTCGGAATAATCCACGCCAACGCCGTTTTCAAATTTAACCATTTTGTAAACGGCGGAATTGCGGAATAACGTTTTTTTCTCTTTTGGTTCCTCAACTTTTTTTTCTTCATCGGGGAATAATACGGGGTTCTTTACCCCGGTATTATCATTATCAAAAGAGTTATTAATATCATCTATCTTTATTGGGTTGGATTTTCCAACCACGGTGGTTGGATTTTCCAACCAGGGGGTAGTTGGATTTTCCAACCAGGGGGTAGTTGGATTTTCCAACCGCTCCAAAGCAACCCAATAATTAGACGTATATTCACAATAACGCACCTTATTTTTTTCGTACTCAAACTTATTGATATACTGTTTATCAACTAATTGTTTGAGTAACTTAATAACCGTGCTTTTATCTAATCCCGTCCATTCGATAAGATACCGCAATGAACCCTTAAAACGGCTTTCGCCGTCTTGACTAAAACCATGTATCAAAGCAAAAACCAACAATTCGTTACCTTTCAATTTAAGTTTCGTAATCATTGGGGCTAATATGGTTATAAAATTGCTATCCCGTATTGTCATATCTCCGTAAAATAAACATTAATATTATCGGTTCTTTTATCAGCCTTGCAAACAATACGTTTACAACTTCCGGGGTATTGATTGAAAAAACAATCTTTGCAATCATGCCAAAATTCGGCAATCATACATTTAACCGGAATATTATTAACCCGGATAACCGTTTCAACGGGTATTTCAATTTGTTTAATTGTTGCCATCGTGTCCGCCCTCCAATTCTTTAACGGGTTCCCATGCTTTACGCACTTTCAAAACATTGTCGGCACTCTCATTGGGAACCAACGACACAACGGGAAAACGGGAACGGTCGCCCGGTTTTTGCGTCGTGGCAAATTGTACATTCAAATCAAAGATAATGCCTTTGCAAAATCCCCGTTCCGCTAACATACCGTCGAACGTTTCCCGAATTTGCGGGATTGTGGACGCCGTACCCTTTGTTGCGAATTGCCAAACCCCGGCAACCCCACGAACCAAAGGAACAATAAAGTTTAGCGTTAATGTTACCTCCCAACCGTCGCAATCCGGTTGGCGGCTCTTTTTATTCGGGTAACGCTTCGTTATTGACTGCATTAAGTTTGGGTATTTCTCGGTTGTCAACGTTTCGTATTTCTTTCCGTCCCATACTTGGAACGTATCGCCATCGCCCGCCGCAATCAATCGCCCGCCGTCGTCCCGGTATTCGTAACGCTCGTTACATACTTTTGCCGGGTCGTCGTCCGGAAAAACAATTTGTATTGTTTGCGGCTTTTCGCCGTATGCCTGTGTAAATAACCCGGCATACTTTCCCGTTGGTATGAAATAATCCACGCTTTGCGGGTATCCGT